CTTGAAGATTTTTGGCTTCCTAGAAGAGAAGGTGGAAGAGGAACAGAAATTTCAACTCTTCCTGGAGGACAAAACTTAGGTGAAATCACTGATATTCAATATTTTCAAAAGAAACTATATCAATCACTAAATGTACCAGCATCAAGAATAGAAAGTGATGGTGGATTTAATCTTGGAAGATCATCAGAAATATTAAGGGATGAAGTTAAATTCAGTAAATTTGTTGGAAGATTGAGAAAAAGATTTTCCTATATGTTTAGTGATATGCTTAGAACTCAATTAATACTAAAAAATATTATAACTCCAGAAGACTGGAATATAATGAATGAGCATATTCAGTATGACTTTTTATATGATAATCATTTTGCAGAATTGAAAGAAACTGAATTGTTGAATGAAAGATTAACTATGGTTCAAGTTGCAGAGCCATATGTTGGCAAATATTTCTCTCAAGATTATATAAGAAGAAAGATTTTGAGACAAACTGATGTTGAAATTGTGGAAGAAGATTTAAAAATTAAAAAAGAAATTGAAGATGGAGTTATACCCGATCCAAATATGCCAGTGGATCCACAAACTGGTATGCCTATGGATCAAGCAAGTTCTATGGATTTGGGAGCGCCAGTAGTAGAACCAGATTTATCTGGACAAGAAAAAACATTCCAGATGGGTAAAAAACCAGAACTACCTAAAGGTGGTGAAATATAAATAAGAAGGATTAATACATTAGAATACAATGGATAATTTAATAGATATGATTGCTTCCGATGAATCACCATCACAAATAAGTGATGAAATTAAAAATATTTTATTCGCAAAAGCATCTGAAAAAATTGATGAACTTAGACCTTTAGTGGCAAGTTCTATGTTTGAGTTTGGTGAAGAAGATTGATATGAAATCCTTTAAGCAATTTATATCCGAATCGGTTAATATTGCTGGCGATTTCACAGGAAATCTTTACATTAACTCACAACCAGAACAACCACAACAAGTTGGTGAAGAGTACGTTGCTGATGTAATGTGGAATGGAAGTTTATATCGTCTAGAATTAGTTACTAAGAACGGAATTCCTTCTGCAAGAGAACTTGGTGAACAACTGCAGTCAAACTATCCTGGAGCAGTTGTTCATCAAATTTATCCAGTTATAGAAAAAAATTTAAACATTAAGAATGCGCAAAGATACCACCCATCAAAATTAGAATGGATTGATTAATAAATGGCTCAGTGGAATATACAAACACAAGATTATTTAAATCAAGAAAGAAGTCTTTTTGAAGTTTTTGGTGCTGCAACTAGAGACGGAAAAATTGTTGATAACATCAATAGATTTCCTGTAAGTGTAAATCCAGATGCTTTTGGAAGAACTAGAATATCTCAACCACTTACATTATTTGATTCATCTCATAGATATAGAGACAATAATCTTTGGGATAGTTTGGTTGTAGGAACTGGTTCTACAGTTGGATTTGTAACTACTCAAGGATTAATCAACATTGGTATTGGAACCACTGCTGGATGCTTTGCAATTAGAGAAACAACAAAAACTTTCTCATATCAACCAGGAAAATCTTTACTTGTGTTGAATACTTTTATTCCAGAAACACCAAAAACAAACTTAAGGCAGAGAGTTGGATATTTCGGTGCTGATAATGGTATGTATTTTGAAATTAATGGCACAACACCTTATTTTGTAGAAAGGAGTTTATCCACTGGAACTGAAACTGCAGTAGCACAATCAAATTGGAATATTGATAAGTTAGATGGAACTGGAGTTTCTGGTATTACATTAAACCTCACCAAAGCACAAATTCTTTGGATGGACATTGAATGGTTGGGACTTGGTACAGTAAGAATGGGATTTGTAATTGATGGGCAGTTTATTCATGCACATTCATTCCATCACGCAAACAGAATTCAATCAACTTATATTACAACAGCATCTCTTCCTTTAAGATATGAGATTGCTAATACTGGAATTACTACAAGCAGCAGCATTCTAAAACAAGTTTGCTCTACTGTTATTTCTGAAGGTGGATATGAATTGCGTGGATTACAACAAACAGTAAATACACCAATTACAGAACCAGTAGATTTACCTTCCCCTGCTGGAACTTATTATCCTGTTATTTCCATTCGCCTCAAATCCTCTCCAAACAGATTAGATGCGATTGTAATTCTGACCGCACTTTCATTAATGGGAACTGGAAATGGACCACAATACAATTGGCAGATGAGAGCATCAGCAACTACAAGTGGTGGAACTTGGGTGAGTGCTGGTCCCGATAGTGCTGTGGAATATAAGATTGATGGAGGAACTGTAAGTGGTGGAAGAATTTTAGCATCTGGTTTCTTCGCATCAGCAAATCAATCTTCTTCAACAGTTGATATTCTAAAAGAAGCACTATTTAAGTTTCAGTTGGAAAGAAATGGACTGACTGGAACTCCTTATGAATTAACACTGGTAGTTGCATCTGATACTGCTGGTGCTGATGTTTTTGCATCACTGGACTGGGAAGAAATTAGTAGGTAATTGAGTATTTTATAAATAACTAATAATAATCTTTCATAAAATGCAAAGGACAAAAATATTTGAATCTGAAGTTGAAACAGGTACTACTGCCGGTACTGCAACTAGCATTACTAATGCAACTTGTGTGAGACTTCATAATACTACTTCAGGTATTGTTACTGTTGGAGTTTCAACAATTGTAGGTGCTGCATCTACAGTTTATTTTTCAATGCCCGGCAATTCAGTTGAATTTTTGGAAAAACTTCCATCTGATGTTATCTGGACATCTTCAACAATCAAAGCAGCAAAAGTAGGTTTTACTAACTAAGAACAATGAAACTAATCACAGAAGAAATCGAAAAGGTTGAAGTTATTACTGAAGGTACTGGTAAAGAAAGGAAACTTTATATAACTGGAACTTTTCTTCAAGCAGAATGTGTAAATCGTAATGGACGTATGTATCCCATGCCTATTATGGAGAGGGAGGTTAGGAGATATACTGAACAATATATTAATAAAGGACGTGCCCTAGGAGAACTTGGGCATCCAGATGGACCTACAGTAAATCTCGATCGTGTTTCACATATGATCGTTTCTCTTCATAGAGAAGGAAATAACTTTGCAGGTAAAGCTCAAATTTTACCAACTCCAATGGGTAAAATTGCAGAATCTTTATTAAATTCTGGTGTTTGTTTAGGAGTATCTTCTAGAGGTATTGGATCATTAAGAGAAAATCTCAGAGGTGGATACAAAGAAGTTGGTGAAGACTTTATGCTTGCAACTGCTGCAGATATTGTTGCAGACCCTTCAGCACCAGATGCTTTTGTTCAAGGAATTATGGAAGGAGTTGAATGGATTTACGATGCTTCAAGAAATGATTGGTTGATAGAAAAAACTAAAAAGAAAATAAATCGTTTAGTTGAAACTAAAGAATATCAAGAAAAAAAACTTGAATTGTTTGATGAGTTTTTAAATTCATTATGATTACTCTAATTATTAAAAATATAAATAAATATATAATAAATTACTAAGGTAAAACGGAGAGTTCAAATGTCTCGTGGTAAAAATTTACAAGAAATGGAAGTAGGCACTAAGCAATCCAAAACTGCAGTTAATGCAAATGCTAAAGCAGGAGATTCAATGGAAAAATTACCTGCCGGAGCAGTTGCTGGCCAAACTGGAAGTTGGGAAGATCTTGGTGGTCCAGATCCAACAAATTATACTAATGATGAAAATGGACCTGCAAAACTAAAGGATCCAAGTGCTACATTAAAAAAAGTAACAAATGTAGTAAATAAAGGTGCTAAAGGAGCAGATCCTATGAAATCTGTTAAAGAAGATGAAGATTATGAATATGATGAGGAAGATGAACTCTCAGAAGATTCTGAAATTGAAAATGAAGATGAATATGAAGAAATTGAAGAAGAAGTAGATGAAGATGAAGAAGATGATGAAGAAGTAGACGAAGACGACGAAGAAGTAGACGAAGAAGATTTTGATTTAGAAGAAGACGTAAATGCTTTGTTGGAAGGAGAAGATCTTTCTGAAGAATTCCAACAAAAAGCAAAAACTATATTTGAGTCTGCTGTTCGTTCAAAAGTTAATTTAATCAAAGAGTCTTTAGAAGAACAATATGCTTCAGTACTAGTTGAAGAGGTTGAAGAAATTAAACTTCAATTAGAGCAACGTGTTGATGCATACTTAGAATACGTTGCAGAAGAATGGATCTCAGAAAATGAGATCGCAATTGAACAGGGTCTTAAGACCGAAATGACCGAATCATTCCTTTCTGGAATGAAGGGTCTTTTTGAAGAACATTATGTATCAATTCCTGAAGATAAATATGATGTACTTGAGAGTATGGTAGAAAAACTTGATGAAATGGAGACAAAACTCAACGAGCAAATTGAGAAGAATGTTTCCCTTAACAAGCGTCTCGCAGAGTCGGTTGCTGATGGAATCTTTGAACAAGTTTCTGTAGGTCTTGCAGACACTCAGAAAGATAAGCTCGCTTCACTTGCCGAAAGTGTTGAGTTTGAAAGTGAAAGAGAATATCGTGAAAAACTGGAGACTTTGAGGGAATCATATTTCCCTACAAGAGTAGTTTCTCCAATAACTAAGGCTGATACCTTGTCAGAAGGAGTAGATGTATCATCTACACAATATTCAGACACTATGTCTGCTTATCTAAAGACTATTTCAGCTTTTAGTAAATAATTGAATTTAATATAATTCAAACCAAAAATAAACACTTAGTAAAAAGGTAAAACGCAAATGTTTAATTCAGAACATCTGCAGGAAAAGTGGGCACCTCTACTTGACTACAATGGACTTGATCCAATTAAAGATTCACATCGTAGATCTGTAACCGCTGTACTGCTAGAAAACCAAGAAAGATTTTTAAGAGAGGAAGCTTCTTTCCAGAATGGCAATCTCTCCTACTTGATGGAATCCCCAACCAATAGCGCAAATGCTGCTGGTGCTGCAGGTGGTTTCTCAGGTAGTGCTGCTGCTGGTGGACCTACTGCAGGTTTCGATCCAGTATTGATCTCACTGATCCGTAGATCAATGCCTAATTTGGTTGCATATGATCTTGCTGCAGTTCAACCAATGAATGGTCCCACTGGACTCATTTTCGCAATGCGTTCACGTTATAACGATCAAAGAGGTACTGAAACATTCTACAACGAAGTAGATACTTCATTC